TGAAGACTCTCATATTGAAGTTGTCATTACGTTGATGGATAGGTATAGTGAATATATTCTCTTCTGATAGTGGTACATCATCAGCTAAATACTGACCAGCATCAATAACAGGTTGAACGTCATACCATGTGTCTGTAGTTATCTCGATCTTCTGAGCAGGTGTCGTAACATTAGCTACTGTAGTAGCTCCAGAAGGTGGTGTAGTAGTAAATGTAACTGTATCTGAGTTATCAATAGTGATTCCATTTACTACTGTTCTTGTTATTGAGTAAGCTGTGGAAGGCTGTAGAGCACCATCTAAAGTAACTCTAATACCATTCTCCTCTTTAAGTAGGAATGGCACCTTGAAGGCTGTCTCAGAACCGTCTCCTGTGAACTCTGCTGATTGTCCTCTGTATCCTTTACTCTTTACTTTAAATCCTACAACACTTGATAGACCTACAGCTAATTTAAACCTTGCAACTGTTAGTGCTGCTGTATAGTCATACTGTGATCCTTCTTGATTTAGTTTGTAGTATATCTTAGGTAGCTCTACATCGTAGTTGTATTTATAACCAACATATACATTATCAGCACTAGCTGATAAATCCTTACCTAGTACTTTGAAGTATGTACCATCACTATCAGTAATGACTTCAGTATTTCTATCAGGACTTACTGTGAAACCATACTCAGTTACACCAGCAAAGTCTTGTGTAGCATTACCTGCAATAAGGATTACTGGGTTAAGTGTAGTTAAGTTCGCATAAGGTATGTAACATTTAGAGTAGTCTCCAGTTGGATCATATACAACTTTCTTCTCAGCGACACCAGAAGCACCATTAGTAGCTGCAGTATACATATCCATATGTGGATTAATCTGTTGACCATCAGCTGTAGTCATGATGGTTTCCTCAGGTGTCTGTGTTAGACTTGTACTAATTAAATGGTATTTACCACTGTCTTCAATAACAGTCCACATAGTATCAGAATCAATTGATAGATGCTGTACATTCCCTGGTAGTTCCCAGTTAAACCACGCTTGCATTAGTACTTTATCACCAACAATATAGGTTTTATAAAGATAAACCTTATTATCTAATGAACCGTATAAAGCAATCAGTGAGTTCTGTGGACTAGATACTAGATTAGTTACACTTGATGGAACCCATTCAGAAACAACTTTACCAACGTCATGTACTGAAGGACTTTCTTCTGATCCTCTAGTCTGCATTCCAAAGATCCTAGTATAGCTAGGTGTCTTACTTATAAAGTTAATTTGTGTACCAACTTCTACTGGATCAATATTAGGGTCCATCTCATAGTTAGAGATTCCTCTTATAGTCGCAGAAGATGGTGTTAAAATCTCAGCATCAGAGAACATAATGAACTGCTGATTCTGACTAAATAAGATTAAACCTTGTGCAGTTGAAACTATTGAGTTCAGAGATGTAGGTCTTATACTAGAGCAATTAACATCTATAGGGTCACTATCTGTTGAAGTTAATGCTGAAGTATAGTAGAAATTAAAGAAGTCATTAGACCTACTCATAGATACATTATCTTTCGTTAAGAAACCTAATCTACTGTTGTGGTAAAATGCTTTTTGTATTGTAGCGCCTACAAAGCTAGGGTCTGAGTTAGTTAGTGAATCACCAACATACCTACCTTTCCATGCTAGCGTAGTTTGATCTTCTCTTTTTGGTTGTCTGAAGTGGAAACTATTTAAAGCATTGTTGAATAACTCATGTGGTAAAGTAGTTGCATCCATACCTTCTGAGGATAATGGATCTCTAGTTTCCTCCCAGAAACCTAAACCTGATACACCGTTCTCTGCTACAAAATGACTCCAGTAATCATCTTCAGCACCACCGATGTTAACTACTTTAGCTTTTCTGTCGTGTACTGATTCAGCAGGTAGATCTGCTGTAGTTGTTACTCTCTCATTGAATGCAGAGATATGTGAATTACCTTGGCTATCATTAGCTTCTACTTCAAAAGCTGCTGGTGAGTTATTATTCAGAAGTTGTAGTTCTAATGAGGATGCTAACTGTGTTACTGTTAGCACATGATTAGCCGGTAAAGTTACCGATTCTAAATCTTCTTTCAATTCTTTTAGAATTCTATCTGCAGTATTATACTTCTCATCTTTAGGATTAGTCTCTGCGTTCGCTGCAGATAGACTTTCTGCATTTAGTGTAGTATAGAATGCGGCTAGATTATCCTCTAAATCATCATTTACTTCAGCTACTTTTAATGTTAGATCAGCGCCACCACCTGATCCAAGTACAGAATCAGCTATTGTTATAACAGTATCTACAGCATATCCTGTACCAGCATACTCTGTACTTACTATACATCCTCCACTAGAATTAACTACAACATTAAAGGTAGCATTACCACCTCCACCTGTTGAAGCTACATTAAGATATGTACCTTCGGTTCTACTAGAGTCAGCATCACCTATATCTTTAATATATCTAATACTAGTAGAATAATCAGTACCGTAATAGAGTGCACCAATTTTTAATTTAATCTGATACTTACAGCTATAAGCTATATTCTTTAATCGTACTGTACCTTTATAACCAGATACATAATCTAATGCAGTTGGAGCCGCTTTAGCTGCTACTACTTTAGTTTTATTAGTGATGATAGAAGTATCTTGTACAGTCAGTACATCATAATTATTTACTGTAGTATTAAGATAGTTGCTGCAAGATTCTCTTGTAATCTTTAGTTTTACATCATCAGTTGTACCTGTATCTGATTTATCAAGAGTGATTGTATCACCAACCTTATAATCAATACCTTCAGTATGGACTGTTGCTGATTCAACAGTATAACTGCCATCAATAGAAACATTAACAGTCATACCAGTACCATCACCTGCTGTACCATCTGCCTTAGCTGTGGATAGGATAGGAATATTGGTAACTATACCTTCGGTACCTCCTCCAGATCCATTCTCTATAATTTCCCCAAATTCAGTACCGTCAATTAGAACAGTACAGGCTACACCTTCTTTGTTCCAAATTTTAATAGGAGCAGCTGTATGAATAGCTGTATCTCTATCTAAAATACATCCAATGTAAGTTTCTGTTTCATCACGTTTAATGAAAAACCATTTACCGTTAACTAGTTCTGGTGAGTTTCCTGATGCTGGTGAATAGATGTTTTTAATGAACTTAAAACCTGGCCTCTTCATCAATCCAAATGTAGGATCAGGCATTGCATTTAAGCATTCCCTTACTTGGCCAGGTAGTTTCTTTTGGTCTATTTGTTTTGATACCCCTCCTAAGAAGTTAGGGGTTGTTTGAGTTACTGCTGCCATTAGCGATACAATGCTTGATAAGGTTTGTAGCTTATGTAATTATTCTGTCCTGCAGGTGTACCGAAGAAGGTGTAATCACCTTGATTGCATTCATACTCTAAAGCCATAGCTCTAGTATAAGCTTCTCTCTGTTGTAACATCTGGTATTGACCACCATCTCCTACAATTCTACTAGATACGATAGTAGCAGATCTAGCTACAATGTAATCTTGAATAGGAATAGGTAGGTCTACCCAATCGAATAACCAGACAATATCTAGTCTAATCTCATCGCCTACTCCATCTGTAATGTCAAAAGTATGGTTGTATCTGTCGTATAGTTTTCCTTCTCTCCTTACTACATTCTTATAAGCATTAGCTGAGCTAGTAGTTAAATCTACTTGCAGCATATTATTAGGAATGGAGAATTGTTTATTTGCATCAGTTGTTTTTGGTGTATCAAATTCTGTGTTGAAGGACCAGCCTTCTGCCTGCACTTCTCGTGACACCGTTAATAGTGTATCGTAAGCAATCGCAACGTCCGGGTTGGTTTGATCGAGCGAAGTAACAGGAGCCTGACCAACTGACGCCAGGATCTGATTAACTGCAGGTAATTCTTGTGTAGCGTTAGTTGTAGGTATAGGCATAATTAGAATTAAAAAAAAGGGAGACCGAAGTCTCCCCGTGTATATAAGTAGATAAACTACTTTAAGCTGTAGCTGTGTTTTCAGGATATGTATTACCGAATGCAGCAGCTCCAGTAGTGTCAGTAACACCAGTAGAAGCGTCTTGAGATGGAGTACCAACTACAAGTTCAACAGCAGCAGCAGGGTTCAAGAAGTCTGCTCCACAAGCCAAACGCCCGAGGATTACATCACCTTGATATACTACTGAGATGTCTCCACTAGTAACTTGTACTGATGGACCGATGGCTTCAACAACACCTGCAGCTTCACGTTGGAAGATCAAGCCACATGACTTATCGAAGTCAGCTTGTTCACCGTAGTTGTTGTTCATACCAGTTACACCACCACCATCTTCAAATTCAGTATCACTACCTACAAATGAACCAGTGTTACCTGGAGCGACAGGTCCATTAGTAAGACCGTACTTAGTACCGTAGTTACCGAAGAATGGGATGTTCATTGACTTGTAGATCTTGATACCAGCAATTTCAATGATGCCGTTACCGCCTTGTTTGGCAGTACCTTGTACATCACGATTGATCAGACCGTTACCACTTACATTCTGGATCAACGCATAATATTGTCTTGGGTTCAAGACCCCTACACGTCCTTCAGAACTAATGCCTTTCTCATCGAGAGCAGCTGCAGCATCATAGAATGCCTTTACAAGTCCTGAGGTTGTGCTAGTGCCATCGAACGCATCAGCATCATTAGCACCAACTGAAACTTGTGTTCCACCTGGCTCTTCAAAATTTGCCATTTGAACTGGTGACTTCTGACGCGCACCTTTAGCAATTGCACGGAAGATCAAGCGGTCATATTTTTCTGCCAAAGCATACCCGATTTTACGGGAGATTTCTGACCGAAGATCGTAGTGAGCAAG